CTGATTGTACGACATCCGGCTTTATCCTCCATCCAGCACCAATTGCCCTGGTAAAGTAGTCTGCTGTGAGACACTGAAATTCAGCCCTTAAGTTAGACAGCTCTAGTTCAGCAAGCGTGTTAGTGCCCGATTGATTTATCTCTTCCTGCATCCTTGCCATTGTTTCTGCTTCAGCAAGTTCCATTTGCTGCTTAGACGACAGGCGTGACCTGATTGTTTCTTCCAGCTTTACCTGTGGATCATAGACGATACGGTTGCTTGTTGATCTCTGGCCTCGCCAGAGTGGCTTTGCATATACCATATAACCGAAGTCTCTTAGCTTTTTAACGTGGTTGCTTACTGCGCTTCGAGAGCTTCCTATGTCTTGGCCTATTCGTTCTTGTGATACGAATGTTCTGCCCATGTGATCGCAGTAGCTACAGAATGCAATGAGGACGCGCAGGGTTTTGGGTGTGATCCTGGCGTCTTTGATTGCTCGTATTGGTACGACTGCAAAGGCTCTCAGGTCTTTGGTTTTGAGCTGCTTGGGTCTCAATACGGGTTCTCCTCTAGATGGTCCACATGCTCCACAGGTCCACACTCTGGTATTGAATATGTCTCAATTAACGACTTCTCTAGTCCCTCTCGGTACATCTGCATTACGTTCATCGTGACGAGGTTTTTTTCTAACAGCCTATTTGATCCAGATCCTTTAACGTAAGTTTCTGCGACTGCTTCACCTGCGTTCATCCTCTTTGCATTGATTGTGTCTGAATCAAATGCTTTGACTTGGCTTGCTTGAAATTGTTCTCTTGGCGTTCTTTCTTTGATAACGTCAACGATCTCTCGCGCTATGGGCCAAGCTCTGGTCTTTGCGCTTTTCTTTAGATCTCTTCGCATCCGATCGAATAGCTTGTAGATGCTATCTTGATCCATGCTCTTTGGGATTGAACTATTAACCGCCTCCGCAACGTCTGAGATCTCTTGTTTTTGCCATGCTGCATCCTCTGCGCGTGATCTTGGCGGCTCGTATCCATTGAGAAGCTTTTGCACCTCTTGTGTAACTATTGCTATGCGCTTTGAATAATTAAGATCTACCATTGGTCTGTCCTTTCGCTCTTTGCTACCAAATCAGCTACTATGCTGTCAATTATGTTTGGATCTTCCACGGCCCGTGCCAGTGGCTTCCCTGTGTTTCTTTGCATTGAGTTACGCACCCAATTCCGCCACGTTGCAAACCAATCCATTTTGGTTGCCTTCGATCCTGTGGCCGCTACCCAGTAATCTGAGAATGAGGCAGCTTGAGTATAAGCATCTTCAACCCTCAACCCCTGATCGATTGCCCATGTAATCCACTCGTCTTCAACCTCATCTTCTGAGGTCCATCTGCAACCTTTTTTGGAAGATACTTTAGTATCTTCTTTTATAGTATTGGTTTTGGTTTTGGTTCGTTGCCTAGCCGTTGGGTCCGCCGTTGGGTTCCCCGTTATAACAGCCGTTGAACCTGTATCGTTAGTTTTCAATGACCTAGCTCTTGAAGACGCTTCCCCTGCGGAGCGTTTTTGATTTACTGAAATGCTTACGGCTTGGAACACTTTTAATTGCTTTTTCTGTGTCCAATATCCATTATCAAGATCCCACATAGACATAATTGCGACCTTTAGTTTGTCCCATTTCTTGGGTGTTACGCCTACCATAAGAGCCAAACGCCGATCGTCATTCGGCAAGCTGCAATCAGGTGTGCGCCATGCAAACATTAAAAGGCGGAGATATACCCCGTGTTCTTCATTCGTCAAATGCTGGGTGTCTGCGATATACGCATCTGTCCAAAGCGGCATTGCTGGATAATTAGCCATTTTAACCCTTTTATTTCGGGTGAGGTTGCTTTAATCTGACCCCACATTGATTAGTCGCATTTTCAGTGTAGCTCACAGTTTAGACCCGTGCAAGCCATTGTGCGGGTCTTTTCTTTACCAAGTCACAGTTGTGATTAGGCAGGGATCTTCTGCATATATCTTAAACGCTCTCAGCTCATATATTTGGGCATCATCATCCCACACGATCCCGTTAAATGCGTCTAAAACCTTCGCCATGTTATCAATATCGGGTTTACCTGGGTAAATCTCATGGCTCCTGGCAGCTTCCTTTTTTGCCTTTGTCCAACTCTTTGGGATCTGGAATTGGGCCTTGATAATCACGCTGCAAGGCTTGCTTGTGACTTCTAAACCATGCGTTACCATGTAATCAGATGCCAGCGCAGCCAGCCGCATTTCATATTTGCGCGTCTTCTCAGGCGTATAAACCCGCCCCATTCTTGTAAATCTTGGCCTGCCCTTTCCGATCGGCTGGCCGTTCATCCAGATATATGCTGTTGTCATATCCGATCAAGCCAATCTTTAACGTCTGAGGTATCGTCTGATTCAATTACCCCGACATCATCAAGGATATCTTCCAGACTGACAGATTGATTCAAGCCTTCTGATATCAGATCCACCGCCAACCGGCTTTGCGATATTCCTTGTTGATTGGAAGCGATATCCAAGCGCTGTTTTAATCCGACCGGCAACCGCACGACTAGGGGCTTTTTGTCTTCATCCTTGTTCTGATACTTCATTTTCTTTCCTTTATTTTCAGCGACTTGTAAGATAAATCCACTTTTTGTGAATATTTGTATTGACCACCATTGTGATATCGGTCTAATGTAATTCAAGCAACAACGCAACAGGAGAATAAGACAATGGCAGAACGTATCACACCAACGCAATTATGGCGCCTTGCAGAGATTGCATCAAATGAAACCGGCCTTGATGTATGGGTAAACAATGCCCCTCATTATGGCGGCTGGGTTGTAACTATCAATAAGGGCAGCACAATCATCATGCAACGCGACACGCCTAAAGCTTGCAAAGCATTCCTCAACGGCATTTCATTTGGCATTTACTCACAGCTCAAAAAGGCAGCAGCATAATGAACATAATGAACATAATAGATAATTTACATTCTTTTCACAGAGGAAGGGATGCGGCGGCTGATGATATAAACCAGCAAGGCTTTGACGTAGATCAAGCGATTGCATCATTTGACAATGACCCAGCAGACAGCCCGTTTCAACGTGGATATTTTAGAGAGCTTATTAAGTCAGGGGAGGCAACACAATGGAACGTCAAGAACAACTTTATTCAGTAATTAAGCAGGCGGCCTTGGATTTAATCCAAATGCCAGCCGATAGCCAGCAGGAGCGCGAGGCAACTATTGAGCTACACGCACTTTGCCAAGCTTATTCAATTATCAAGCACGGGGCACAAGAAATGATCCCCGAATTTACTCAATTGCACCGCGCAGGGGTTTTGGTTTGGGCAGCGCAACAACAGAAAAAGGCAGCATAATGCAAACTCTTTGGCAAACATCCACACACGAAGTCGACTATCACGCCGGTTATCTAGTGATCGCGGAGAACGACACGCAGCGCAACTATGTGATTCAGTTGACAGACAACAACGGGCGCAACGTAACGCGCAAACAATTCACAGACGCAGCCAGCACACACGGCATAGACCGAGCTTGCAGCACATTCAAAAAACTAGCGGGGAAAGTACAATGAACAGACAGCAACTGATTGACGCAATGGACCAAGGCAAAACCGTTCACTGGCACAACAAAGGCTATATTTGTTATCGCAATGAGGGCGGCGAGTACCTCAAAACATTCACCCCAAACAATCACACGATTGGCATCTTTCACCGCGATGGGATCGGCATGAACATAACGCCAAAAGATTGTTTTATTGCAGGAGAAAAATAATGGACGATTGGAAAGAATGGATCAAAGACTTTGTTGGCGTGATGTCACTTTTCGGAACCTTTTATATTCTGTTTTTCTTTGCGGGGATCTTGTGATGTCTAACATGAGAAAACTCTCTGAGGCTTGTCGCAAATGCGGCGCAGCGGCTCAAGAATATTGCAAGCATTGCTCTAGCAAAAAACCAGAAGGGGACAAGTGATGGGCCGCGTCAAAAGCTGGATGGAGGATCTCAAGGAAAGCGCGATGGTTGATTGCGCTGACTGCAACGGGGATGGAAAAGTCGAGGCGCAATTGATGGCCGATTATTTCCGCAATGATGATTGTGAAACGTGCCAGGGAACCGGCCAGGTAGAAGGGGAGGACGAATATGATTGACCAGGTAAACATAAAAAAGATGCACCACCGCGCGGCAGGAGACACCGAAGTTGCGGCGGCGCATCAGGTGGCCAAGCGGGTCGCAGGAAAGAGACTGCATACCTTGCAAACGCTCTGGACCCTGGTGGGAGGAGGGTCAGGGGAGCAGGTCGCGCTTGCCGCTTCGCTACCTATCACTAGCATAAGACCACGCCTCACGGAACTGCAAGAAATGGAATTGATAGAAGACACCGGCAAACGGAAAAAGAACGCCTACGAAAACAACGAAATCGTCTGGCAGATAACAGAAAAGGGGAAACAATATGTATATTAAATTTGAAGATATCCGCGAAATGGCCGACAATATCCGGCTGCTGACGGAAGACGACCAGGACACCTTCCTTGATACTCTAGACGGTGAAACTGATGCAATGGATATTCTGGGCAAGCTTGTGCAAGAACGAGCCGAGTGCTCAATCTACGAAGGCGCAGCGAAAGAGCTGGCGAAGATGTACGCCGGCCGAGCCAAGCGACTTTCCGCCAAACAGGACGCGATCTCAATAACTATTGGACAGCTTATGGATGCAATGAGACAAACAAAGATCCAGCACCCGATTGCGACGATCAGCAGAACAAAGGCTAGATGGTCTGTAAAGATAGTTGACCCGCACGACATCCCCTCGCAGCTCACAACCGTGACAGTGAAACCGGATCTCGTAGCAATCAAGAAGCAAATGGATCAGGGCGAAACCGTGCCTGGTTGTGAAGTAAACCCAGGTCAACCGTCGATCACAGTGAGAATAAAATGAAGATTGTTGAAGTTTCTAAAACTGTAACCGAAAAGGTTTATTTCGAGAGATGTTCCTTGCACAAGCATCTAGGCAAAGCCCGAAATGAAGAATGTCCAAATGATTGCTGGGTACAGGTCACGGGCAAGCCTGGAAGAAAGACAAGCCATTGGGGTAGGCCAGCTTGCAGGGCTAAATTTAACAGAACAAGGGGAGTGAGAAAGTGAGTGAAGATCAATCAAACGAGCAGAGAATGCACGATGAAATAGAATATCTTTCCAAAATGACAGGAGATCTAAACCGTAAATTGCAGACTTATGAATATGTATTCAGCTTGATAGATGATATCAGAATTAAGCCGCCGGAAACTACGACATGCAAATATCGTTTGCTTAACGGAGCGGGTCGAAAACGCAACAAAGGCGTAAAATGCCCCCCAAATTGTCAGGTCATTATTGGACACGCCAACACGCAATGGGGAAAAGGCTGTCAGATAGCATACCATATGAAAGAAAAAAGGGCAAAAGAAAATGAGTGAACTACAAAAAGCAATGGCAGAGATCAACGATCTCAATCGTACACACGGAGTAACCCAGAGAGGCGGCAAGAAATACACAGAAGTATTCGTTCGCGTTGAAGCATTTCGCAAAGCCTTCGCACTAGATCACGG